TTGGCGGAGGTGGGGGATCAGCAGGTGGTGGAGGTACCATTGGAAATAAAGGTGGATGTGGCGTTGTAGCCATTCAAGTGCTTTGATATAACATGACTAAATCTTTGGTACAGGTTGAATACTTAAAGGCAATGTATAGTTGCTTTTGTAAGTTGCCACCTTTCGATAAGATGAAAATGCCATACCCAAGCGATATAGAGTGGATTGTAATAGATGATGCAGATTTATACGGACAATATAGGCCGTCACCACATGAAATTACAATGTCTTCCGCAAGAAATGGGCATTTTGACACTGTAGCAAGAACCTTACTGCATGAAATGGTTCATATGTTGTTGTATTTAGAGGGCAAACAATATGAAAAACATAATAAAAATTTCCTTAAATATACATACAAGATAGCAGAAATTTATGGTTTCGATCCAAAAGAGCTTTAATCAGTTATAATGCCTAAGCAGTATTTTATTAACTTTTTAAGGATTTTATATGATCGAATTGCAACTAACTATTGAAGAGGTGAACACAATTTTGGCATCTTTAGGCAGACAACCGTACGAAGCAGTATTTAAAGTAGTAGCAAATTTACAAAATCAAGCAGCACCACAAGTTGCAGCTCAACAAGCAGCTAACCCAGCTCCAGCTGACGAAGCTAAAGTTGTAGACGTAACTCCTGCTGCATAACAACTAGGAGTAATCATGGCAGAGAAGTGGATTCAAAAAGCGATTAAACACCCAGGTGCGTTGCGTAAAGAGTTGCATGTACCAGCAGGTAAAAAAATACCAACTAGCAAGCTAAATACAGCTGCTAAAAAATCTGGAAAAATAGGTCAACGCGCACGCTTAGCGAAGACACTTCGTGGCTTTGATTAATCATGGTAAAGCACGACGTAGAAGAAGTACAACATAACTTGCATACTCATGAAGAAGTATGTGCATTACGTTACGAAGCTATTAATGCAAGGCTTAAAAGATTAGAAAGTATTTTGATGGCATCGGCTGGTGCCATCATTATCTTACTACTTAGCATTGTTTTAAAAGGTAGTCCATGAACGAAATTTTAATTGGATTATTGTTTATGTCATCTGTAGGTCTTGCAGGTGAATTGCCTAATCCAAAAATAACACCAGGACTTGCAAGAGATGTATCAGTGCGTGAATTATGCACTACATCCACGTCATTGGTGCGTAATGTTCCAGAGTCATTAAAAAAATCTGTGTATAACAATTACGGCATGAATGGTAACGATAGATCATCATGCAAAGAAGGTTATGAGATTGATCACTTAATATCACTTGAGTTAGGCGGTGCAAATGATGGTCGTAATTTGTGGCCACAAAGTTATTGCGGTGAAAATAATGCACACGATAAAGACAAGTTAGAAAATGAATTGCATAGAAGAATATGCAAAGGGCAAATGAGTATTATGGATGCTCAATCATGCATTAAAAATGATTGGGTAATGTGTTATTTAAAAACGTTTAATCAATAAGGGATAATATGAAACAAAAATTATTAGAATTAAAAGATTTTATTGTTGAAGCATTATTATTTAGCTTTAGAGTATTAGTACGTTGGGTTGAAGCTTTCTTAGATGAAGCTCAAGTTTTAGCATTTAAGCTAGATACTTTAGTTAATAACGAAATTGTAAAAGAAGAAGCGCAAGCTAAAGCTGACGCTACAGACACAACTGCAAAGTAATTGCGGTTGCTATTATTATGAGTTTAACTTGGACTGCTGTTAAATGGGCATACGATATAGCCACAACTGATTGGTCTACATTAGATGCTTTTTTAAAAGTTATTCCAACATGGTTACCTATAGGAATAATGTGTTTAGCAATATTTACATTATTTCTTGAAGTTGTTATGGAGTCTGTGCAAGATATTCCTTACATGTATAGACTGCCATTGCGACTTATAACTATTATGGTATTTGCTTTTGGTGCGTATTTAAAAGGCCGACAAGATGTTGTCCTTAATTACGAACATAAATTAGAGAAGGTTACCGCTCAACAAGTAATAGTAACCAAAAATATAAAGAATAAATATGCAAAACAAATTACGACGATACAACAAAAAAACGATGAGCTTAAAAGACAAATTAACAGTAAAGATGATAGCGATTGCGAGCTTCCTGCTTCTTTTGTCAGGTTGCACAACGACTCAGTTGAAAGCGGAGTTTCCAGAACCGCCAAGTAATTGTATGATTCCTGCGCCATCTTTAAAATTATTAGAAGATGGAAAGCTATCAAATGCTGAAGGAATTATTGTTGATAACTATAGTGCTTATTACACAGCTGTAGACAGATTAGATTGTTTACAAGACTGGGCTAATTCGCAAAAGAAGATTAAATGATACAGATACTAAAACATTTAGTTACTGGCAAAGACAATCAAACGCATGATATTGCGCGTTGGTCATGGTTAGTTACTACATTAGTAGTAATTTGCGGTGCTGCATACAATGCATGGCATGGCAACATTTTTGGTATTAAAGATTTTGCACAAGCAATTGGTGTTATTGCAGGCGCACATGGCGCAGCAGTAATGATGAAAAAAGATACTGAACCACAATAATGAAAGCGTCTAATGCTGCTATTGATATTATCAAACGATTTGAAGGATGCCGTTATAATCCTTATCGTGATGCTGGCGGTCTTTGGACTGTGGGTTACGGTCACCTTATTGGGGACGGTAAGTCTTTGCCTTCAATACTTGATAAACGCTTTACTCAAGCTGAAGTAGATGGTTTACTTCTTCAAGACATTGCTAGGATTGAGCGAGGAGTTGACATGTGCATTACTGTGCCTGTTACCCAAAATCAGTTTGATGCTTGTGTTTGCTGGGCTTTCAATTTGGGCGTGGAATCATTTAAGAAATATGTAGCACCATGCATTAATGGTGGCGACGATCCAGAAGAAGTAGTTGCGGAAATGGTTAAATTTCATTTCGTAGGTCATACAAGTCTAGATGGGTTAGTCGAAAGAAGAGAAGCAGAAAAAGAATTATTTTTAAAGGACTAGAGTATGACAACCGCAGTCGCAATGACCTACGACAGCTTGACTCAAAATATTATAGATTGGCTTGAAAGAACCGATCCAGTAACTGTTAATAACATACCTACATTTATTATGTTGGCTGAACAACAATTGGCCACAGATATTAAATTTTTAGGTAACTTAACTGTTGCTGAATTTACTTTTGTTGCTGGACAAAACATCGTACAAAAACCAGCTAGATGGCGTAAAACAGTGTCTATGAACGTTACTGACTCAAGCGGTAATGCTAATCCTGTATTGTTACGCAAGTATGAATACATTAAAGAATATACTCCTAATGGAACTTCAGAAGGGCTTCCACAGTATTTCGGTGATTACGACTACTTCCACTGGATAGTAGGTCCAACACCTGATCAAGCTTATTCAGCTGAAGTTCTATACTATGAACGTGTACAACCATTAGATTCTACAAATCAAACTAATTGGTACACTATAAACGCGCCACAAGCTTTATTGTTTGGCGCTTTATTGCAATCAGCATCATTCCTCAAAAACGACGAAAGAATTCCAGTATGGCAACAACTATATACTGCAATTGTTTCATCCCTCAAAACAGAAGACACACAAAGAATTGGAGACAGACAGGCAACTGTTCTTGATACTTAAATATGACTACATACACCTCACCCTTTGCTGGTAACGTAATAGAACCATCCCCAGTCAGTTACGCTGCCTATACGATAACTGCAAACACAACATTTAGCTGGCCTATCAATGGTAACACTAGCACTAATGTTGTTGCGTCTATTATGGAAATTAGCGCTGGATCTACAAGCGGATTATCTATTTATATGCCGCCAGCAAATCAAGTGTCTGTTGGCCAAGCTACTACAATTAAAAATACAGGCTCGCAATATTTTATAGTATTAGATAATACTGGTGGAACTATATGTACAATAACTTCTAATCAAGCTGTTAACATATTTGTTACTGACAATACCACGGTTGCAGGTACATGGGATATTGTAACTTTAGGTTCAGGCGGATCTTCAGCGGCTAATGCAGCTTCATTGGCAGGTAAAGGTTTAAATGCTACAGGATCAACACTTAACGTAGATTATCCTCCATCTGGTCTTACTGATGGTTATACATTTTTACCAAGTGACTTAGCTCAAACAAAAATTTGGTCAGGTGGTTTTGGTGCTGCAACTCTTCCTACATCTTCAACAATCGGCGCTAACTGGTTTACAATTTTTAAAAATAACGGAAGTGGTGTTTATACTATTAGCACTTCTGGAACTGACTTAATTGATAATCAAGCTGCATTAACATTTCAGCCTAATGATTCATCAATGATTATATCTACTGGCAGTGGATATGTAACTGTTGGTTTTGGTACTTCTAATCCGTTCTTTTTTACTGCATTAACTTTACCATTAACGCAAGGCACAACTACTTTAACTGTTTCTCAAGCTTCATCTATTATTCAAGAGTATACAGGATCATTAACAGGTAACTGCGTTGTTGTATTCCCACCAGTTGTTAACTTATACACTATTCAAAACCAAACAACTGCTAACGGACATTCAATTACATTAACCACAGGTGTAAGTGGTGGCGCTCAAGTTACAGTTCCAGTTACACCTAATACCATTACAGTTATTTGTGACGGTAAAAACTTCTTTAATGCAAATACAACACAATCAGGTACAGCAAGTACAGTTAGCTTAACTGCTGGATCAGCCGCATCACCTTCATTAAGTTTTGCAACAGATAGTGCTACTGGTATTTATCAACCTGGTGTAGGATCTTTTGGTATATCAGCTGCTGGTGCTGAATCTGCAATATTTTCAGCAAGTGGATTAGTGGTTCCTAACGGTATCTCTGGAGGTACATTCTAGTGACCAAAAAGGTCTTTGGATTAAATACCAAACCTGGTATACAGCGTGACG